GCGCTCAGGTGCTCGTGTAATACGGTAGATTACCACAGCATTTTCCATCATTCTAAGTTGGTTAGCGGGTCTAATCGCTTTGTGTAGATAAGAAAGAGCTGTTCCCTTATCCTGATCTACTAAACCACTTGGTGCATAACAAATTGCGTCCTTTGTAATCTTTAACGCATTATCATTTTGTCCTGCTTTATACTGCCCTGGCTTGTTGGCGATTCCTTTATCATTAAAAATAAAGAACTCTTCAACATCCTTAATAAACAAAACACCTTGTTCGTTTTTCTCTTTCTTTACTTCACGAACTTTAGTAATTTTTCTAGGATCGATATATCTAATATCTTTAATACCTTTCCTAGGAGCGGCGGTATCAATGACTTTATGGAAAAACATTCTTCCATCAATGTACCATCGCCTAAAATAGTCTTGAGCTCTATTCTTAAAGTCTAGTATATCTGTTATGTTTTCAAATTCTTCAAAAATTTGTTTCTTAACACTAGCACTTAATTTAACTTTGTCTAAGTTTAATGTAACGGGATCTTCATCCTCAAGATTAGACAAACAATCATTAATAATATCTTCAATAGCAGCATCAACGTCTGCCATCAAAGATATGTCTCTGTATCTTTTAATTAGTTCTGCGTCGTTATTGGCAACACCTTCTAAATCTAAGTAAGTGCCGTAATAACCACCCGCTCTAATACTTTCTACAGAGCCCTCATCAGTCGGCGCCACAAAAGATTTCTCTGTTTGTGGTGCCTTCTGACGAGAAATTTCAAACCCAAAAATATTCATATTATATAAACTCTAAAGTAGCTTTAAGCTACGTCGTAATGCTGGTATTGGAAAGTCACCGTAAATTCTTCAATGATGTCGTTCTGTGCATACTGTAATGCAATTTCAGACATCTGAATTGGAAATGCGTTTCTCAAAGTGTATGTTCCACCTGGTAATACGTCGTCATTTCTATCTAAGTGTTCTACAACAATATCAGCTTGGTATTGATTCGGGTTAAGCTCTCCCGTGTTATCTCCTTTACCGTTCATCCCTTCCATCCATGCTTCAAAAGCTTTTCTTAGAGACTGTTCAGTATCATTAACAATTGTAATGGTCCAAGGATCAAAAATCCTTTCGCCTGCTAATTTAACTTCACGACCTCTATACTGGATGATTGCTGGGTTTACAGTAGAAGCAGGCAATGCTGCTCCTGATACCAACAAACTGTAGGAAGGATCTACGCCTGAGACATAACCCGGAAAGCCTAGCAAAACTCTAAACTGATTAGGTCTTGCTCCGCCTGCGCCAAGTCTGGCTTTAAATTCTGTTATATTCATTTAGTTCTCCTAATTACTTTTATTTATAACGGTTACGCTCCGACTTCTTCAAAAGAAACGCCGGTACGTGTAGCTATAAAGTTAAGCTGAATAAAGTTAATGGATTTCGCAGGTTTCAAGTAAATGTCTGCTACGAAGCGATTGCCGTCAATGACTTCAGGAGTGTTGTTACTTTCGTTACAAACCACTTTAAAGTCATATAGACCCCTACGTCCTTGTACGTCTCTAAGGAACGGTTCTACAAGAGAACTAAACTGTGCTCTAGTGAATGCATCATTGAATTCAAAGAGTTGGAATTTAGCTGCGGTTGCAATTGCTTTTTCAAGAACAATGAACAGTCTTCTGACGTTGATTCTGTCGAATGCTGAAGGTTTGGAAAGCATAGTCTTGTCACCAAACAGTACAGTACCTTCTCCAGGGAACCCAACGATTGGGTTAACACCGGCTTTATAAATGGTGTCTCTGTCTGTTTTGTTAGGTGTGTAAGCCATCTTAACAACATTCTTCAGTTGACCTCTATTATATCCTGCAGGAGAGAACCATGGATCAGCAGCGTTATCTGTGATAACACATACGCCCGCGGTGTCGCCGTTGCAAGGTACATATCTGTAGCTATCGTTGTATCTGTCGTACATAAGTTTCCAACCACTGTCCATAACAGAGTATGAAGTAGTTGAATACAAGGCTCTATCTGTTACGATACTTGCTGCTTCTGTACCTACGTTATTTACAACACTAGCTTTCTGTGGGCTAATGAATACTAAACAATCCTTACGAACAGTTGCAATATTGTCTTGGATATATCGTCCAACAGTTGTGCTGTGTCCTGCTGCTAGGAGCAATGATACATCTACAAGTTCATCATTTGCGAACAAGCCGTAACCTGTTTGAATCTGTCCGTCTGTAGGTGCTGCATCTGCTCCACCTGTTAAAGTGTCGTCTGATTCGCCGCTGACGTGCAACGATGTGAATGTAGTTGTAGAGTCTAGACCCCAAGTTGTTTCTGCTGCTGGGTGATCTGTCCACCAAATGTACAAGGACTGAGAGTTAATTACTTGTTTGTAATAATTTGTTTCTCCAGTTCTTCCTGTAGCATTTGAGGCTTTAGATACGCCTGCAAATTTTTCTAAGATCGAACCTGCTGTACCCGTGAATTTTCCTAACGAGTCAATAACAATGATGTGCATTTCATCGTTAGATCCGCCGGCTGCTGTTGTTGATGCAGTAGTATCAGGGGCATAATCAAATTCGTCTTTATATGTCCATGTCGCATAATCACTTGAATCGGCAAATGATACTTTAATAGTATCGCCTAATGTACCTGGACATTTTGCAGCCCACATACCATTAGTACCTAATCCATTAATATGATTAAAAGCATAGTCATCTTCGTTACTAATTAAAACACCGGCAGTTGAACCTGAGTTTAGAGCGCCTGTACCCACTGTACGGACAACCTGAAGGTTGTTGCCATAAGCTAGGAAGGAAGCGGCTGTAAACCACGTTTCTGCGGTATCGTTATCGGGCAAGCCGAATGTTTTTCTCAGAGTATTCTCTGAATCTATTGTGCGAATAACATCACATGGACCCCATTTGAAGTAACCCGCGATACCGCCGCCAGTTGTGGCGACTGCAGGAACTACAGTTGTTAAATCCTTTTCTGTGACGAGAACGCCTGGTGATAGCTGAAAAGCCATGTTTATCTCCTCGGTTTATTATGAATGACACAAGTTTTGTTTCATTCAATTATTTATAATTTTTAAAATTTAAGTCCTAGTTCTTTTACTTTGTTACTGTATTCTTCATCCAACAACCAATAATCTCCCCCTATAACTTCGCCTTGAGGTTCATCGTTACCTTTTCTCATAACAAACGGAGTAAGGTTAGACTTAATCTGCTTCATTTGATGATTGTACAATTCCTCTCTAGAGTTAATATCAGTCAACTCTTTAAAAAATGGCATATTGGTCAACCATCCAAATAGAACCATACACATAATAAGATCATCATTGTATCCCTCGTCTGCTTGGTAAGTATTACCTTTTTCAACAAACGTAGACATCTCATGTATGATATCTGCATCAAAACATAATAATTTTTGTTCTTCCATTAAACTCTTAAAGGAAAAACATCCTTGTCGCTTAACTTGTCTAGAAGTAGTAACTCCTAGCTTAGTTGAACGACCAAAACCAGGCGAGACATATTGTCTGCCCTTTTCTGTCACTGTGCTAAACAGATTGTCGTATTCAATCTCTTCGTGTAGCAACTCTACGAC